TATGTAGTTTTGTTATTCGATTCCTAAGATCAGAAAATGTGTTTTTTGTTTTTGGCGCAGGCATATACGCAGGCGTATTTTTCCACCATTCGGGAATGTCTTGAGAAAGTTTTTTAGGCGGAAATAAATTTGCAATTTTTGGTTTTGCGGTAAGGCATCGTATATGCAAAGGTTTTTTGCGTTTAATAATATTAAACATGTTTATCCCCTGTTTTTATGACGCAAAACCATATTGGTTTTTTGCTGCCACATTGTGTTGTAAGGCTGAATTGTAGACATTCTGTCTCTGTAATGATGCAGGAAGTTATTATCGCTCACATATATTCCTACATGATCTGGACCATCAAAAGTTGCCAATCCAGATTGTATTAAAAGCACATCTCCTTCTTCTGGAACCAAAACTTGTTCAAAGCCGCTGCTTTGAAAGTTTTCCACAAATAGATTAAGTTTTGTGTAAGACATCATTTGGATTGTGTAGTTTTTGGGGGTAGGGACTTCGGCTACTGTAATGCCCAAAACATTTTTATAGTATTCAAGGCCTATGCGGTAACAATCAGAAAAACCTTCTTCCCATTGCCGACCTTCCCAAGAAAAGTTGTCACGCATTGCAAGCGGATAATACATTTTAAAACGGCCACGAGGCATTGCGATACGCAAAACAGGAAAGGTTAAAGCTGCAAATTCTTCATCAGACAATTCACACGTATCTGCAGTGACCACTTCAATACGAGCATAAACTTTATCGTCTTGTTCAAACACCAATCCATTTTGTCCATAATGGTTTTTAAGCCACATCTCTCCTGTGTAACCTTGAGCTACTTTTGTTGCAATTTGAGCAATAACGTAAGCATGGGTAAAATTGTATTCCCCACCACGATCTGTCCAAAGTATGCCGTATTTCTTTTCCATTAAGTCTCTATCGAAATTGTCTTATTTGTAAGGTTAATGGTAAACTTCTGGTCTGTGCTTTGCAGCACACCAGCTGTAATTGTTCCCATATCTGCAGTAATGGCGCTTAGATCCTGCACATCTAAAACATTTGCTGTAATCGACCCATCAACAATAAGTTCGCCTGCAAGTTTAGCTATAACTTTAATGCTGCTTAATTTTAAAACGCCCGCTGAATGAGGGCATCTAAATTTAAATGTAACTTTATTGACATCATCAGGAACTGTAATCATTCCAGAAATTTTATAAAAATCTGTTTGGTCTGTTTGTTGTGGATCTAAATCAACATGTGAAGCCGTTGCTGGTACGCCTGCATTATAAGTTGTAAATGTGAGTTCTGTTGAACTTGTTCCTTCATACGCTTTTAGATAACTGCTGCCCCAAGTTCCGCCAGTTTTAGGCGCATAATCTGATGATCTTCTTGCCCAAATTTCAATTTGATAATGTTTATTTGGTTCTACATCTACAGCTATTTCTGCTCTTACATACGAAATAGTACTTGTTGAAGCACTAAATTCTAAAGCGTTTCCATTTAGAAACCCGGTATTTTCACTTAAACTTACAGTCCCATATGATTGATCTAATGTCCAAAAATCGTCCCAATCATCATTTTCAAATTTATGATTTTGCGCATAATCTGTAAAATCTGTAATTTGTAACTTTCGCGCGCTTACAGTTCCATCAAGCAAAATGTCATCAGCTTGTAATTTTGCAATAGATGTTGGCCCAGATAACGGATCGTTTGCAGCAATAAGCTCTAGCAAAGACACTGCAGCTGGTTGTCCGTCATCATCTACTTGCGCTTTAATTAAAAAACCTGCATTTGCGTTATTTTGTAAATCAGTAATTGCACTTCCTTGAGAACTTACTGTTGCGCCCAATGATGAGCCATTAGCATCTTCAATTTCGCTTTTTACAGTTGTAATGGCTGTTGAAATAGCGCCATTTGTGCCTGATTCTGTGTAATAATTATTGTGCAATGTAGCGCCAAGCGATGATCCATTTATATCTTCTATTTCTGCTTTAAGCGTTGATGCAGAAGTAGATATTGCAAGATTTGTTGCAACAACTTGTGCATCAAACCCTTGCTGAAGCGATGTATATCCATATTGCGATAAAAGAGATGTCCAAGAATTTGTATGTTGTAATACCTCTCCTTCAGCGGCTGAAAGCCTTGCTTGAATAGCAGGTATATCTGTTAAAACTAAATTATCAAAAACGCTGCTTGCATCTAAATATGACTGATTTGCGTCATATGCTGAAGCAGCAGCTTCATTTGTTTTTGCAATAATTGTTGCGTTTAAACTGGTAATTTGTGACGTAAATGCTGCGTCAACATCACTTTCAATTTGAGGCGTTACTGCTGCTAACGTATTTGCAAAATCTGCTGCATAATTTGAACGTAATTGCGCTATTTTGCTATCAATATACAAACGTAACGCAATATTTAATTCTGTAATGTCTTGTGCATTTACGTATGTGTTATCAGTTGCTGTATCTGCACTTGTGTCTGCTTCATTTACGCCAGCTTCATTAAGATCAATCTGATCTTGCAAAGATTGGCGAATAGCTTCTAGTGACGCTGTTAAAGCCTGTACATCTGCTTGTAGCTGTAAAATGTCACTTTCTACAGTCATTTAACGCCATCCAAAGTTTTTAAAACGATTGGCACTTTCTATTGATGTTACTTCTGCCATGTCTTCAAATTCTGCTAACTGCAAAGTAGCATTAAAATCGTTCATGTAAGTTGTAGCTTTGCTCATTGCGTCTTCACCGCCAAGAGCCATAAATGCAGAAGCTGCTATTTTTGACAGTACAGCATTTTCTAAAATCGGGTGAATGTCGATTGTAACTTGTCCATAATCCAGCGATGGTATTGTTGGATGCGCAGCTTGATATTCTACAGAAATGTTTTGGTCTGCGACAACAACAGGAAAAAACAACGTATCGTATTGCAATGTGCGTACAGAATGTCTTGCTTCAAAATCGTTTATTGCGTAAAAACGATCTTCTATAAATTCATAATCTAAATTTTGTACTGATATTACTTTTAATACGTTAGTCGCTAAAGACGGCTGCAAAGCGTATGTACTTTGTCCTTCAACAAGCGAAAAATTAACATAATCTTTCTTATGCGCCAATTTAGTAAAGATTAACGTCAAAGCGTCATTCAAATAACGAATAAACCTAGGATGTTCAGAAAACTTAAGTGTTCCCAGATCTTTATCAGCAACAGAAAGTGTTGAAAGCTCTCCTACTGCTAAAGCTTGAAAGAGTTCGTTTACGTTCATGGAGCACCTCAAACAATGTAAGATTGGATGTTAAGCGTTTCATCTCCGAACTCGTCATCTACTTCCCATAAGCCGTTTTCGTTACGGGACATTGTCAAGTCTTCAGAGGGCTTCCAAGCATTAAGATACATCAACATTGAAATTGTATCAATGCAATCGTCGTGTTTTGCTTTAATTCCTGAAACTGTGCACAAAGACAGTTGGTTCATAAATTCTCCAATAATCTTTGAGCTTTTCATTTCAGTTGGAAAATACATCTTGCCTGCTTTAAACAGCGGAACAACTGCATTAAATCTAGAGAGCTTATCAATTTCTGGGCGTATGCCTGGAGATCCGTTTTTGCTATTTGCAAAGTTAAACCAGATATTACGGCGCATCATCTCTTGTTGAATCCAATTGATAAATGCGCCTTGTTGTCCTGAAACTTCTACACCAACAGATTGTGGTCTGTATTGCTGAGTAAGCTTAAATAGATCATCGATGTTACGATCCATTGTTTGTTTTTGGCAGATTCCATCTACCCAAAACCAATCGCCATTTGCATTATAAGCCCAAACAGATATGACGCTAAAGTCTGCGCTTTGTTTGGCTTTTGTAGCAAAGTCTGTAGTAATATAAAAATTAAATCGGTCTTTATTGTCTAACAATGTTTGCCGAGAGAACCAGCGAATTTCTTCATCTTGCACAAGGCGTTCTTCTACAGAAGTAATTCGCAGCATTAGCTCTTGCTGAAAGCTGTCCATCTTCCCTGTTGCCAGAGCCACCTGATATTGCTCAAAAACAAAATCATATGTAAAGCGATCTTCCCAAGCTCCAGCAAATTCTTCCCTACTACAAGGAAATCTTTCGCAAATTGGGTAAACATTTACGTGCCAGCCGCCAGATTCAACAGCTTCATAAAGAATATCGTTCTTGTTAAAGGGCGTGCCATTAAAAACAATTTTTCTACGCCTTGGGTCAAGCGCATAATCAACGCCTTTATATACTGTGTCTTTGATTGCTTGCATTGCGACCTTAGATTTGGCGTCATCATCAGACACCAAATCATCTAAAACAGCTAAAACAGGACGTTTCCCAAAGATTTTCGTTCCGCGCAAGCCAGTTTTGGCTCCATATAGCCTAATTCCAAGCTTATGGCCCTCCAAATTGTTAAATTCCATATAGGCATCAGTGAAATGCACGTCAGGAAGCATCTTTTGAAGGAATTCTGAGTTATTATACCGAAATTCTACGTTCTTTCTTAATGATTTAACCCCGTTTTCCATAGAATCCGAGATATATATCATTCCTTCTACATTCCCAAACCCAGGAATCTCACCAAATACTCCGATATAAAGAACCAAGTACTCTGCCATAAGCGTTGTTTTTGCCATGCCACGAGCACATAAATTTGCTATGCGTTTTTTGGTTCCTGCTATCTGATCAAGCATTCGATAATGCACAACAGGAGAAACATTCTGTTCTCCTTCTTTGCCATTTACTAACTTAATAAAGTTAATAAAATGCAATGCAAATTCTGTTGGTACATATGATCCAGAATTTAGTTCTGCATAATCAACAGCATTGAGCCAATCATCCACAGATTGGCGAATTAGCCCAGAGGCAGCAAGAGCAGCTTCAATATTTGCATCATCAAATGATGGTAGCTCGTTGCTCTTTAACTGCATCATGGCGTTATTTCCTTAAGAGCCAATTCCAAAACGCTTTAAGTTTGTTATGCGACACAAGGTTATCAACTCTTTTTTCGTTGGTTTCTTGCACATTAAGCACGCTCTCCTGAACTTTAAGCACCTGTGTATTTTTAGTTACTTTTTTCTTAGGA